CGCGGGGTGCCTTTCTAGGTTCTTTCAGGAGTTACTGAAGGGTAATGTCCCCTCCTACATCTCTCCGGTCCTGCTTTACCTTCGGGTATTGCAGGGTAACCCGGGGATACAGATGTAGTCCTGATTCCCTTTTGCGTAGTCTAGGATCGTATCGCAGTCACCCGCGAACGACTCTAACCAATAGGAGACGATGTGGTGAAAACAATCATCTTCCTAGTTCTACGCATCTTGCCTAGTTTGCTCTCTCGCGCCTTGCGGAAGAGACTCACTCAAACTAAGCGTTTTCCTTAATCACGTGAGATGTGGTGGTGGTACTCTCAAAAGGAGAACACCATGGGAACGATTACTGGTCCTTATTCAAAATCTTTCTTCTCCAGTGATGGAGCGGTTTGGTGGCGACGGGACTGGAGTAGGCAGTGGCACCCTCGGGTCGAAAGGATTCCTTACTCCTTTCAACGACAAGAAATTGTTGTTGCCATTAATGCTGACGGCAGCGATGCCGGTAGCATACCCTACACTTCGACTAAAGCTCCCCTATATGCCTATGATGCGGCCTACAAGTCGTTTCAGAAGAATTTGGGCGAGTCTGCGTCGCTAGCTGTTTCGCTTGCTGAGCGTAAACAAGCTGTTGACATGATAGAGAAGCGCTGCTTGCAGCTCTTCGACTTCGGCAGGGCCCTTAAGAAAGGCCGTTTTGCCGAAGCGGCTAGTTACTTGGGGATCAAGCTTGATCTCCCGGTGAGCAAAGGCAAACTTAAGCTGGAAGAACGTTCCAAGGCTAAGAAGTTTAGATGGTCTAAACAACCTCTGAATCTCACTGCCATGGGGCTACGCAAACCTCCCAAAGGTAAGCGTCCGGCACCAAGTAAGTCTAAAAGCTTCGCGGATAACTACCTCGAATTTCATTTCGGGTGGAGTCCGCTACTAGCAGATATCTACAGCGCGGCTAAGGTTCTGGAGGATGGGATTCCTCCCCCGACTGTAAAAGGTCGTGGAACCGGAAAAGACCAGGTGCGAGTAACTGGTACTTACGGTTATGATGAATGGACTGTCACTGCAAAGTGTCAGCTCATCGCGGATGTCGTAATCGACAATCCGAATCTTAACTTGCTAGAAAGGTTGGGTCTAGTGAATCCAATCGCGGTGTTGTGGGAAGTAGTGCCCTGGTCCTTTGTGGTGGACTGGTTCAGCAATGTTGGTCAATTCTTGACTGCACTACTGCCGATGAACGGGATCGCCTTACAGCGTCTCGCTCGCACTGACTACACCACCTGGGACTACCTGCAGTCTCTCCCAGACTTCGGGCGTCTCAAAAGAGCAAAGATGGTAACGTGCTTTCGATCGATACCGAGTGGGAATTCGTTCCCGGCTCCTAAGATCATGCTTTATGACTTCAAAGGCTTCTCTGTTCGCAGAGGGGCCGCTGCGGTCTCGTTACTCATCCAACAAATGGCCAATCCTGGCCGCAAACCCTCCTTTAGATAGGAACTGTATGCCAAATCAGGCAGATATGATCGTCAAAAAGAACGACGGTACCACGGACATCACCTACAGTGCTGTCGCCGCCAGTGCGGGGGACGGAAGTCCCGCAATCTGGAGGTCAAACAGCGTTGGGGCAAGCGTGGCGGCACGACCCGAAGTTCGGATGACGTCCCGTGCAAACGGAACGGCGTCCGCTCGGCGAGTGGAGTCGCAGATGTCCTACCCCGAGACCATCACTGGCTCGGATTCCATCCCGCGTGTGGTGAACCGCCTCAATGTCACGCTCACCGTCTTGCGCCCTAACGGGATGTCGGACGCGGTGGCAGACGAGGGGGTTTCCCAGTTCTTGAACGTATGCGCGCATACTCTGTTCAAGTCGTCGGCTAAGGCCGGCTTCGCTCCCACCTAAACGAAAGTGGGAACAGGATGGAACACGTTATTCCAGGATATCTGGGTAATGCTCTTCTCCGCATCTGCGAGAAGACTGCGACACCCCGGGCTCTCACAGTAGCGATACTGCTGAAGCACGGTGAGTGGGATCAACTAGTCACGCTTGACTGTGATCCAGTGAACTATAGAGACGCTGATCACTACTACGGCGACGTAGTGGTGACGGATTTCCTCCGCAAGGCGGAAAACTTGCCAACCAGTTTCGACCGCACGAAAGTCGCGGAAGATAATTTCTGGAAAAGCGAGAGCGGCTGCTATAGCACCAACGAGAGACTCACTCCTTACGTCTATGGGTCTGTGGAAGACCCTCGTGATGAGCGAATCCTGGCCTTTTTCGGCCGGGTTCGGAAAAATGCGTTTCAGATTCTGGGGAGCAATCCTCCGGATGAGTTAATGGGCCGTTTCGGCCCAGGTGCCACATTCGCAGACAAAGGGGAACTTAGTACCGTCCCCGATAAGATGTCTTCAGGTCCTACCCTTACCTCTGACGCGATCCCATTCCTATTTCAATGGAGTGGAACCGCATGGGCTACGGCCTGTGCTTCGTCAGGGAAAGGTCCAGTGTTTGTCCGAGGGAACCGCTTCACAACGGTACCCAAGGACTGTCGTAAGGAACGCGGCATCGCCGTCGAACCTTCGATTAACGTCTTTTACCAACTTGCGCTTGGGCGAGCCATTCGTGGCAAGCTTCGGCGCGTAGGGTTGGATTTAGACTATGCACAAGATGTTCACAGGCAGGTCGCCCGTGAGGCCAGTATCTCTGGCCGCTTGTGTACCCTGGATCTTTCTAATGCAAGCGACACCATCAGCACCAATCTGGTAAAATTGGTGCTCCCCCCCCGGTGGTTTGAGGTCCTTGCGGACCTTCGATCTCCGTGTACCCTCGTGAGAGGGAAATGGGTAAAGCTTGAGAAGTTCTCAAGCATGGGGAATGGTTATACCTTTGAGTTGGAGACGCTGATTTTCCTATGCGTCATTGCAACTGTTATGGACGATCTCGGCCACAAGCCGATAGTCCACGACAACCTTTTCGTGTTCGGAGATGATCTCATCTTCCCGACCGAGCTGGCTCATGAGGTGAAATGTGCCCTGCGATATTGTGGATTGTCCGTGAACGAAACGAAGAGTTTCGTAAGTGGGCCTTTCAGGGAAAGTTGCGGGGGAGACTACTTTAACGGGGTGGATGTCCGTCCATTCCACTTGAAGGAAATTCCAAGTGAACCGCAACAAATCATCGCACTCGCTAACGGCGTTCGTCGACTGGGGCGTAAAAACCCTAGTTCTTCTTCTCTTGATCCTCGCTTTCGTGACGCTTGGTTTGGCATCCTGGATGCTTTACCGTCCGCACTTCGAAAGCTTAGGGGTCCTGAGGACCTCGGCGACCTCGTCATCCACGATGACGAGAGCCGATGGTACACCCGTTGGAGGCACAGCATCAGGTACATCCGAGTCTACCGACCAGCCAGGTTCCGAAAGGTCCCTTGGTCAGTCTTCGACCCGGCAGTAGTACTAGCTTGCGCCGTCTATGGCCTCGGGTATGGCAACGGTGGGAAATTCAAATCCCACAGTGATGGGGGGGTCACCCCTCGTGATGCTGTATCAGGCTACAAGATAGGCTGGAGCCCGCGTTCATAGCGGGCCGAGGATAAAACCTCGCCTTTTCTAACCTCCTTTCTTAGGGTTAGTGGAGGGGCAATGCCCCTTAATGTGG